GCCTAAACACCGCAGTGGTCAGCGGGATTATGACGCCTAACGAATGCCGCGCCCGGCTCGGCTTGAACCCCATCGCCGGCGGTGACAACCTCCACACGATGCCCGGTTCCGAAATACTTCTCGAGGTTGAGGAGGACGATGATGATCGAGACGCGATCGATTTCGGCGACGACTGAGCTGCGAATGACCGCCGACGGCCGCACGATGTACGGGCTCGCCGCTCGCTATAACGTGGATAGCAAGCCAGGACTGGGGTACACGGAGCGCATTGCCGTCGGTGCCTTTGACCGCAGTCTTGCCAGCGACCAAGACGTTGTCGCCCTGTACAACCACGACCACAATCAACTGCTTGGGCGCCGCTCGTCCGGAACCCTACGCCTCGAATCCGTGGGCGAGGGGTTGCGGTTCGAGGTCGATCTACCGGAAAGTCGGGACGACATCCGGGAACTCGTCGCCCGCGGTGACCTCAACGAAATGTCCTTTGGTTTCGTTATTGAAGCCGACGACTGGACTACGGAAAGCGGGCAGCGTGTCCGCACCCTTGAACATGTGAGCCTCCGAGACATCAGCGTCGTCACCGAGGCTCAATATCCTACGACTGCTGTAAACATAAGGACCATCAGCACAATGGACACCCAGGCTCTTTACACCGAGCTGCGGAGCCTGACGAATCAGGCCCACGCCATTCTTGACCAGGAAACACGGAACGCCGAGGACCAGGCAGTTCTCGAACGGCTCACCTCACGGATGGATGAGTTGGAGTCGGAACTGAAGGAAGGCCGATCGCGAGATAAGCTCGCCGAAATCGAAAGCCTCCTCGACGCGCCGGTTCGCAAGGCCAACCGCACCACAGCGGCCAAGGGCGACAGCGTGTACGCCACCGACGAGTATCGCTCGGCGTTCATGCACTACGTCGCAACTCGCGGCGACACCACCGAGCTGCGTGTGATGAACCTCTCGGATGATTCGACCGTGGTCCCGACCGATCTTGATACGACCCTAGTCGAGAAGATCGACGATCTCACCCCGATGCGGCAGTACGCGAACGTCGAAAACTGGCCCTCCAACCGCGAGCTGCCCGTAGAAAACGGCATCGGGAGCGCGAACTGGGTCGGCGAGAATACGTCTTCTACCCCGGTGGATGCGACTTTCTCCTCCAATATTTCCTATAGAGCTTACAAGGCTTGCGCTGCCGTTGCAGTGACGCAGGAGCTGCTCGAGGACGCCGTCGTTCCGAACTTCGAGGGGTACCTCACCCGTCTGCTTTCCAGGCGGTTCGCGCAGTTGTTCAACGCGGCCTATACCAATGGGGACGGGTCGTCAAAGCCGACCGGCATTTACGTCGATGCCGGCGTCGCCTCTACGACTCACACCCTTGGCAGTGGGGAAACGGCGTTCTCAGACATTACCGCCGACGACATCATCGAGACCCACTTTAAGCTGGGAAGCCAGTACCGTCAGGCCCCAGGGGCAGCTTGGTATATGGGGGACGACGTCTACAAGCAGATCCGCATGATGAAGGATAGCACCGGACGTTACCTTTTCCGGTTCGCCGAAGAGGCCTCGGACATCCGCGATGGCCAGCCCGGTACGCTGATGGGATACCCCGTCCGCATCCTCGAGGGAACGCCGGCGGAAGCCGCCAGCGCGAAGGCCATTCTATTCGGCCACGCCTCGTACTTCACCATCGCCGACCGTGGCGGTACTCGTCTGATCGTCGATCCGTATTCGAGCCTGGACAGCGATGTAGTTCGGTTCTTCGCGTATCGTAGAACAGACTCCCAGCTCACTCTGCCTGAAGCCTTCAGCGTCCTGAAGCTCGCTGCATCCTGACCCCCTTGAAGCCCGGGGGCCTCGGTCTCCTCTGAGGTCCCCGGGTCTTTTCCATGCACGAAACGAAGCTAAATATTACGGCGCATACCGGCCCTACGTCCCTGGCGGCGTCTGCCCTAGCCGACGTCAAGGCGCATCTTCGAGTGGATACGACGCACGAAGACGACGTGATCTCCGACTATTTCGCCGCCGCGATGTCGTTTGTGCAAGACTACTGCCGTATCACAATTGAGGCCACGACGTGGGACATGCACCTGCCCGCCTTCCCAAGGTTATACCGCTACATTGGGCTGCCTCGCGGGACGGTCACTTCTGTGGATTTTCTCAAGTACTACGACACAGACGGGGTACTTGTCGAATGGTCTTCCGAAGACTACTACTTGGCACTAGGAGAGCTGCCTGCCAAAATCTATCTCCACGGCGATGACAATTGGGAAGACACTCAAACCAGACCCGACGCTGTGCAGGTGCGGTACTCCGCTGGTTTTTCGTCTTGGTCTTCTGTTCCGGCAATGTACCGTCAGCCGCTTTACTACCTCACAGGGCACTACTACAAACTTCGTGAGCCAGTAGTGACCGGGACGATTGCCACTGCTCTACCCTTTGCATTGCAGTCCAACCTGCAATCAATACGCCAGGACTTCTCGACAGGATGATCAACGCTGGCGAAATGACTGCACGGGTAGAGCTGTTCTCACCCTCTACGACAGTAGATGGCACTGGGCAACGGTCCACCGCGTTTGCAAGCCGGGGTCTGAGGTGGGCCAAGGCGAGCCTCACCATCCAGGAATCTGTAGAGGCCGGCGGCGCCGAGCAGTTGGAATCGGTCCTGTTTGTTTTGCGATATGACCCGTCCCTGGGAATCAATCAAGGATGGCGGATCAAATGGGATGGCTCGGATTACGAGGTCCTGACAGTCCTAAAGGACGACACTAAGCGGACCGCAATTGATGTGATTGCGAGGTTCGCCAGATGACGAGTTCTATCGAGGAGATCGTGTATCACGAGCTGTCTACGTCGATCCTTGTCACGGCGCAGGTGTCGACGCGGATCGCCCCAGAGTATCGCCCTAGCGAGTTCGCTCTCCCCTGCATTTCCTACGAGGTCGCCTCGATGACTTCGCTTGATTCTCTAAGCGGTAGGGGAGAGACCCTTACCGGCGACGTTTCGATCAGCGTAATGAGCAGAACGGTCGAGGCGGCAAACTTGGTAGGAGAGGCCGTTCGCCTCGCCCTCGATAGTACTACTGGGACGCTTGACGGTACCGCCTATAGCTTTCGATTTACTGACGTCGATACCGATTACGCTCCACCAATCGACGGCGGGGACGACGGCTTCGGCGTTTACACTAAGACTATGAATTTCAATTTTTACAAGGATAGCGGAGGACTGTAATGGCAACGACGCCAGTTGGAACGACACTACATTATGGGAACGCGGACGACGCCGATCCGGCTACCGCGATCGGCCAGCTTGTTTCGGTGACGCCGGGCGGCGATAGTGTGCAGATTTACGAGGTCGCGAGCCTTGTTGACGCATACTCGACTAAGGTCGCCGGTCGCAAGACGCCTGGGACGCTGAGCTTTGAGTGCTACTTTGATTCGTCGGCCAGCTCAGATTCCAATCTCGACGATTTCACCGGCGCGAATGAAGCTGGGACGCTGCTGGGGACTACTAAATCCTGGAAGGTCACCTTTGCCGACGCGAACAGCTCCACATGGATCGGGAACGGAATCATCTCGGCATTCGAGGTGATGGAGGTCCGAGACGACGTCGTCCGATTCTCTGTAACCATCGAGCGGTCTGGATATTGGACCCTTGACGTTTCATGAGAAACGGCCTATTCGTATCTGAGGACAGCCTGCGGCGGCTGCTGGTCAAGCTCGCGGACATCGGCGAGCAAGCTAGGAACAAGCTGGAACGCAAAGCCATCCGGCAGGCTCTTAGTCCGACTTTGCGGACCTCCCGCCGGCGGTGGCGACAGAGCCCCAGTAGGGCAAACGGACCCGTCCGCCGGGCAGTTGCCAAGGCCACCCAGATGAGGATCGGTCGCGTCAGTCCAGGGCAGCTTAGCCGGTTCGGCGTACGCTCACAGTTTCGCGCTCGAAACCACATGACAGGAAACCTCTACGTTTCGTATAAAGCTCGTTACGGAACGGCATCGTTAGCGCACCTGATCGAGTTCGGGTCGAGGACGGCAGGGCCGACGAATAAGTACGTCAGGCGTCCAATGCCGAATCGCCGATACGGCAATGTCCCGGCCAAACTGATCAGCCAGCGAGTTTTCCGCACGACTACGCCAAAGATGCGAGCGGCGTTTGTCTTTGCCATGCAGCAGTTCCTGATCGGCCAGAAAGCGAAAGACGTCCGTACCACAATCAGGAGGGAATTAGGTTGATAGGG